CTGATTCACTAGTATTTTCCTTTCCAGAATTTCCATCTCCATTAATATTTATGGTTTCTCCCTTTCCGCCAAAGTTAATTCCTGGGAAATCTGGGTCAAGACCATCAGTGTTCTTTAAGTAATTTTCATAGGTATCTCTAAGATTAATAAGAGCATCCAAATAATAGCATTCTATATTATCAGCTTTACAAAACTTGTTTAAATAGAATTTCAGATCCATCAATTGGCGAAGACTTATACAACTGAAACATATCGACAGTAAGAGATTCTGCGCTTACTGTCATATATCCTCCTTTCTCTTCACTGTGTGTTGGATTACAATCTGGACAATAAATCTCTATAGGCTCCAATCTATTACAATAAAGATCTCTTAAAGCCATAAGCAATGTGATATCTTTGTGATGTGCATTAAGAACCTTATCCTCAATCTCATTAGCTCGCATATCATACTGAGTAAATAGAGCCAGAGTTTTGATTATATTAATATCTTCTATTTTCTTATATCTTAGATAAACTGCAAAGACCTTTAAGAAGTCTCTTACAGTAGGAACAGAAATATCATACTTAGATCCACCCAAGATTACAGTAGCTCCATTCATAATTTTTGGATCAATCTGTTTAAACTGGATGTCACCACTTAATGATATTGTCTTTGTAATTTCTTTTCCACAATCTGGACATTTAACCGTAGTTTCATAAGTAAGATCCTCACTCAGAGTAATCAATTTCTTATAGAAAACTAAGAAGTCCAAATCCATAGCATAACAATCCATTACTTTCTCATCATCCTCAACAACCTTCTTAATATCATACATATACTTAGAAAGTGGATCAGATGGCATTTCTTGAATGTAATTTGTTATTTCCAAAAAATTCATTGGTTTAATGTTAATTGATGGGAAGTCATAACCATAACCTCCACTTGGCAATTGAGATACTAAAATTTCCATATTACTTTATTTTTCTTTAATTATAAATTTTGAACATAAAAATAAAAGCTAGCACGGACCATAAAAAATGATGTGCTAGCTTTTATTATTTTAGATATTATTGTAAGTTCTTCTATAGCTCTCGAAGCTCATCTGAACCTGAACATCTGCTCGATCACCTCCAGCTTCAGTTGCACCAGATTCGTCATTACTTACTGATACTAACTGACAATTGAAGAAATCAAGAGTCTTAACTGGTACACGAGACGAGTTAGTAAGAATCATCTGACAATCAGCAACCAAATCAGCCTTTCTAAATGAATACATAGTTTCTGGATCTGCAATCTTATTCTTCCAATCATGGAACATATAAATAATTGCCTGATCCTCACGATCCACAAATGACAATGAAAGTGAACCACTCATATTCTGTGAAACTGACTGATTAATTGTAAATCCACCGCGAACTCGCTTAGAAATACCAACAATACTATCATCAATACCAACCTGCACAGAAGTCAATCGACGCTTAAAAAGGTCATCACCAGGATAATAAACAATCTTAGGAGCCATTGTAAATCTAAACTCCCAAAGATCGGTTCTAAGGAACTCCTTATTATCATCTCTAATACCTTTTCCTTCGCCACCTCCAATGTAGTCAATAAAATCCATAAGTCCACCTTGCTGGCGAACCAATTCAGCTACTTTAGTAGATGCCATAATTAAATAATTTTTATTAAGATTCTTTGTAATTTAATACTACGTTTAATGTAATATCATTTTCTGGATAATCTCCAAGTACAGTAAACAAATCTATCTTTAATTTATTTTCATTAAAGAGCATTTGAAAATCCTTTAACTCTAGTGATACAATAATTGGAAAAGACTTCTTTATTAAAGACAGTATAGTATCTATTGTCTGTCTTAAACTATCGTTCATCTTCTCTCCAATTAATTTCCATCTATTTTTATAGAATTCTCTCTTTATCTTATCAGAAATAAATCTCATCCAAATAGAAGTGTAGAAATATTTACCATTTTGTAATTTTTCATAATAGAAGCTACTTCCATTAGTAACGAAATAATTACATTTATATTCTTTCAGTTTCTTTACAAGATTGTTTTCTTCTCTAACATCTTCACCTTCTCTTAGTGGAACCTCTGCAGTAATATTATTTCTTGTCAAACTTAAACTTCCTGTTATAATGTTATCCAAGAATAAATAATAGCCTGGTCTAGTTCCATAAGGTGTATTAATAGATCCATAGAAATAAACTAATCTATTGTAAAAATCTAGAGTATGATTAAATACGAAATCATTACCATAGATCATTCCTGTCTTTTCTGCATTATATGTTCTAACCAATGTATTAGTTTCTGGATCTAGAACGAAGAATCTATATTTTTCTGTACTATCTAAGTAGTTAGTAAGATCCTGAACAAATATTGAATCTTTATTTTCTTCTAGATATTCCTCATCTGCATCATTTAGATCTGTTTCATCTTCTATAGATACATAATTTGCAGAAACTGGATTATTCTGAATTAATACTTGAAAATTTCCTTTTTGTGAATAATCTAGTAATATATTATATTCTTGATAACTAGTATAATTATCCGGAATACCGTTTTTAACATATTTCTGAATATTATCAATTAATAGAAAATCTATCATTGAGCCTTCATCAAATCTGTTAAACATAGCATCCAAAGAACAAAGATACATACTAGGATTATAATCGGTTCCTGGATCTTCTGTCTTTGCTCTTTTAAGTTCCCAAGTTCCCTCAGGAAGCATAGTTATACTGTCATCAAAATTTGCATATATTAATCTTGATGTTTTGTTTATCTGTTTATCTAGCCTTTCAACACCTGGTATATTGTTTCTTATTGTACCATGAAAAGTCTCAGTATAATTAAATCTGGTAACTATAATAGAATAAATACTATCAAGCTCAGAATCATCATGACTTATTGTAATAGAAATGTTAGAATTTTCATCACTATCTCTACCTATTGTTTTTGAAAAGAAATCTGCTTTTGGGAACTTCTTATCAAGTATGATTCTAGATAGAATATTGTAATTTATTTCTTTATTTATTTCTATAGACTCTATTTCTGGTAAGCTATAAAAATTAGATAATATAGTTTGCTGATTACAAATTAACGTATAATTCTTACTTGAATTTCTCATATAAACATATCCACATTTTTCTTTGAATATATTTAAGAGATCTTCTATAGTTTCAAATTTTACTCTATTAGATGACTTATAGTTATAATAATTTTCAGAAACATCTTTAGGAACTGGTCCTTTATATGCCATTATATAATCTGGTATTCCATTTACTCCTATATTTTTAGGAATCATAAACCACCCGTCACTTAGTTCTGTACTACTGAATGTTATATTGAATGCAAATGTATAATCACCTGATTCAATACTATTCATATCAACAGAAAAAGTAGAATAATTTTTTAGAATCCCAGATATATTTTCTGAATACTTATCATAAACTTTATCAGAAATATTATAAAATTTTGGGTAAGAATATACTGGCCCATAAAAGGATTCATTATTATACTTATCATTTAAATTAAGACAAGTTAATCTTAATGAATCTCTATTTTCTGACGATTTTGTATTTAGTTCAGTAAACTGTGGTAGCAAGTTAATATCTATATAGCCTCCATCTTTCCAAATATAAATATTGTATTTTATATCTTCAAGATCGGGATATGTATATTTTCCATTTTCCTCTATAACTGGATATATAGTGGATACTAGTCCTTCTTTTGGAAGAAATTCATATCCATTATAAAATCCAGTGGTAGAGGTGTAATATGAAAAATTTATAGTATCAATCAAGCTATTACCAGTAGTATCAATTGGCTTATATAAATACAGGCTAACATCATTACATTCTAGTAAATCACGAAGATAGTCATATTGTGAAAAATTCTTTCCAAACCACATATCTAGTTCAGCGGGCGTTCTCACAATTATAGGACGTTCATATGACATACTAGAATCAACTATTTGAGCTAATATAATAAAATCATTTTTACTAGTATTCTCTCTGTAGTTTATTGAAGTATTACCTATTTTTAATACCATAATTAAATAACATTATTACCGTTTTTATCTAGAACTTTATAGATATTACCAGTCTTTTGTGCATATTCCTTTAGTTTGGATATTTTTGTAAATGGAGAATTTTTAGCTATTTCTTTCTTTACCTTATTTACATAAGTATAATAGTTTCCATACTGCATATATACAACATAGTATGCTTTAGAAGAACTAAATTTAACACAACAATCCTTTTTCTTATGTTCCTGAACATCAGAAGCGTTCATAATCTT